CTGGACAATTAAATTTCCGCAGTGCTTCTACTTTTTTAGCAGCAGATCTTTGTTTGTTTACTATTTGAAGAATTTCAAATAGGAAGGGATTATTTGGTAGATCAGGAATAGGGGCAGGAGACTTCTTAGTAGTAGAACTACTCTTCGTCTTCTTCGCCGCTGTTGTCTTTGTAGTCATGATAGTTTTCAAAATTAAATGCGATTACTTCATCAGGTATTAAGTTACCTTGCTCATCAAACATCTCTGGATGTGGTCTAGGCACTTCCCGATAGTTCATCATATATTCTCTAGCAGTCCAACCTCCAATCAGTCCAACGATAAGAAACAGAATGGTCATAAATGAACCAAATACTAAACTAACTGCTAACATTTTTCTTACCTCTGGCGAATTACTTTATTTTCCTTAAATTAAAGGAAATTTCGAAATAGACAGTTACTTCCCTATTGAAAAAGCAAACCATCTTTTCAAGGATTATGTGTAGTGGTTTTTTCTGCTTCGTTTTCCCCCCATTAAGAATGAAATCGATACCACGATTTGTGTGGTTATCATTATTTATGACATTCAAATCAGATTCTTTTCCCGAAGGTACTTTACGGTTTCTAGACATCCGCCAATTTTTGTTTCGTTAACGATTACTTGAGGAAATGTGCTTCCCTCTCCGAACTTAGAGTAAAACTCTTCTCGGGTAAAGTCATCCTCTAAAGTATAAACCACATGATCTATCTTTGTCAACTTTAAAACAGTTTTGACCTTATCACAATAAGGACATTGATCTTTTGTATAAACTTTAAAATTCATGAATACCTCATCAATCGAAAAAGAACATGTGCCATAGTCTACAATTTTCTTTACAGTCTCCAAAATATTCGGAAGCGGAATGAATATTACCACCACTAAAAAGAACCAAACGATTAAAAACATTACCAGCAACATCAACTGGTTCGTATGGTGTTCTATCTAGAAAAGTTCTCTGATTAAAGACTTTGAGACCTTCTCCTTCTTCCCATTTAATTTGAGAATTATGATGAACCTTAGTCTCCTTATGTCTCCACATCGTAGTTCCACACTCTGGAGGTGCATCAGGAGTTAGATAAATCATGCCTGCCCAAGTTTGATCATCACAATGATAAACAAGTTTTTCTCCAGACCAATTATGCTGAAATCTACCATTCATTCCATGAGATTCCCATTCGGTAATCGTAATTCCAAGTAAGTCTTCAAATGCTTCTCTGGTCCCAGGAATAAAAAACTGTTTACGTGTTCTTCTACCAATGTATCCAGCATCGTCATGATAGTCTTGCTCTAAAGCAAACTCTCTTACCGCATGAGGATCTTTGTAAAAGTTATCAACAATAATTACTCTTTGCGACTTCCTATAATCAGGACTAACACTTAACATCTGATTCATATTAGAAACCTAAATGCTTACTCCTAACAAAATCTAAATCAAAAGTTGTTGCTGAAATTGGTTGCGGTTGACCTTCCCAAGGAAGTTGAGTTGGACCACATATTCTCCATTCGCTACCCCACTTTTCAGTAAGATACTGAATGTTCATGGAATTACATGCATCCAATTTCTCAGCAAGTTCTGGTTCAGTCTTCTTAGTTTGACTTCCATGAGTATAGTATTCATCCTTCTTACCAAAACCATGATAATACATTGATTCTAGTTCCATAACTTTACGGATAGGACGATGCAAGAATCTCATAATCATATCCGCATCTTCGCAGTAAGCAGGATATAGATTCTCATCAAACAAACCAAACTGTCTGATAATACTTTCCCTAATAAAGAAAACATCCCAACTTCCAACACCAAAGTCACCTTTGTTTCCATGAATCATTCCAATCATAGGATCAGATTCTGCAGTTTTGACCATTTCTTCTAGAAAACCAGGTCCAAAAGAAACGTCATCGTTACAAATGATCCAGTATGGTGCCATCAGATAGCACTTGATGATTAGATTCCATGCACCAGAAACACCTAGATTGCCAGGAAGATTAGCAACTTTGATACTTTTAACATACTTATGTTTAAAACTAGCAAGTTTTGCTAGTTCCTCATCCAGTTCCCCTCTTCCATTATTATTAACAATGAAGAGTTCATCAACTGGGTAGTCTATGCTCATAAGCAACCGACTTACCCAAAAAGTGCTATTTACAACAGGAACGCCAATAACAGGAATAGACATAATTTTACAGAGAATTCAACATGTAACTTTCAGCTTTCTTAGTTTCGCCATCAACACAAATCATCTTTTCAAGAATTGATTCGTCAACTAGATCGGGATGAACCCACCAATCTTCATAAGGTTTATCTTCGTTTGGCGAAATGTTATCTACAACTAATTTATATCCGAATGACTCAAGATACTTCCTAGACTTAGTTCGGAAAGACTTAGTATCATCGCAATAATAATCATGCTCATAAGTAATTACCGCAAATCTATGTGTCTCAAAAGGCATATTCAGAAGAATCTTATAAGTAACTTCTGGAGGATCACAATCTAGTTGCAGATAGTCAATGTCTTCTGGCATATCAAGACCCATCAGGAGTCTCTCATAGTTTACCTTGAGAGCATCCTTGAGCAAACAATTATGCTTTCTCTCATTGTTATGTGCTGCTACGAAGTTTTCATCAATGTCAAGCGCAACACCATTCCATCCAAACTTAGTTTCTAGGAGAGCAGTATTGTTTCCATAGAAAGCATTACCTGCACCAATCTCAAGGTAAGTTCCATTCTTCTTACCATTAAGCATAGAAAGAACAAACATATCCTGATAAGACTCAGCATAGTTCTTTTCAATAGTTTTAGATCCTTTGAACTTATGTCGAAGATCCTTATACTTTTTCTTGTTATACCAATTTAATCTAGGAAGACTATGATTCTGACCAGTAATTTTATTAAGATTGTTTATAACAGCCTGCCTATAGGAATCTTCTAGTTCATGATTATCGAGAAGATCCTGAAGCATATCTCGGGAATCATCGCATAAACCACACCACCAAGCAGAGACAGCTTTCTCAAAGAGAATACCATAAAAACCAGGATAATCTACTTTAGTGCGAAGGGCAGGAGGATTCCTATCACAGAATGCTTCTGCAACACATGCTGTCTGATAACAGTCCTTCCAACTTCCATCATCGGTATGACGCTCGTAGTATCGAGCAAGCAGGAAGTATGCTTCAGGACGCTCAGGCATAACGATCATGGCGTTTTGAATGAGTCCTTTAACCGTAAACTTCCTAGTTCCCTGCTTTTCATAGCACATAGAAGCACGAATCAAGCATTCATACTGGAGCAACTTATCTTCAGTTCTTTCAACTGTACGAAGATAATATGACATTGCTGCAGCAGTTTGACCAATATCATCATAAAAAATGGCAAGTTCGTAGTTGATCTCAGCATCATCTGGATCATTAATGTAAGTAATAAGAAGTTGATTCAAATATCTAGAATCATAACCTTGTTGTGTATTATCCATTAATTCTCTAGAAACAAATTGATCTGGGGTTATAAGGTTCAACCATTCTTTTCTCTTAGTAGAGAAGGTATTAAAATCAAGATTATGAATCTTATCAAGTTTTTCTTGATATCCTTTTCTAATTACACCACATCCATAGTCAGTATCAACAACATACATTGCAAGATCATCTCTCTCTTGCCTTAGTTGGACATATGCTTTCCAACAATCACCATTCCAGATACCACCATTGAAAGGAATAACCTGATGTTGCTCCAACTCAGGATTCATATCATGGCAGACGATATAACCATCATCATTCAGACAAAGGAGAGCATTTGCAATGTCTCGATATACCTGATCAGCATGATGTAGACCATCAATAAAGATTACATCAAACTTCTCCTGATTAGTTTTAAAGAAGTCATCAGATGTAACATGAATCGTAGCTGGAGTATTTGGTTCAGGATCTACTCCAACCTTATTATCACATTTAATCTCTCTGAAGTTTTCTCCTGCAGAAACTCCCACTTCCAAATACTTTTTTGCCCCGATCTTATCAATAAGGGATTGAATGATATCAGTTCTTCTCATCGAATTTACCTTGAATAAAATCTTCAACTACTTCAGGATTTACCCTCAACAGGTAAGCAGCGTTATCTTGATAACCAAAAGTCATAAGTAGGTCACCTTTATAATAGCACATACCAGTGCAGAACTCCACATGAGCATCCATGAAAGAAAAATCTCTGGAGAATCCTTGACACTGCCACTTCTCATCCCAAATCATAAACCTATGACGATATAATCCATCCTTTCTGCCAACTTCGCTTT